CAATAGCTACATGTGAATCGTCATTCACATCTTCGTTCTTAGCAGTTAAGAAGCGATAAACGCCTGCTACTACAAGAACGGCACCGATAAGTATAATTATGCTTGTCATTTTAAAATTTACTTTTTAAATTATATTTGTTTACTACTTGTTTTACTTTTTGTGAATACTCATTATTACCCTCACAATAAATTTTATCTAATGTATTATAATACTGTTGTTCAGTAACATTCACATTATTACCAAATACTGATTCTTGCCACAGTTTATAGTCTAATGTACTTTCTTTCCAACTTTCAAATACAGCAAATCCATTTTCTTCACCTAATGCTAATGTACTACGTGTATGTGCATAACGCATACCATATAGATTTTTATTTGTTCTACCTACACCTGTTCTACCTAAACTTGTCTCAATATATGCTTGTGCTGCTACAATATATGGGTATTTAACACCATAAAGTTTAAGTAAATCAACTAAATTGTCTTGTGTGAGTGTTTGTTCTTGTCTTTTGTATTCTAAGTATTTTACTTCAATATTATCTAAAATAGTTGAATGAACATATCTTCCTAAGATAAAACTACCAACAATAATCAATAAAATTGATCCTGATAATAGTCTCATTTTACGTTTGTCTTTAACGAATTGTAATGTATTTCTATCTAGTTTATATATCATAACTTATTTAAGTTGGTCAATCCAATAATTTTTCATAGTATTAACATCAAATGTTACTTCTTTTCCTAAATTAGACATAGTCCAATTTAATAATGCTTGGTAACATTCATCTCTGTTTTGAATTTTAGTTTCTAAATTTTTAATATTTTTAAATTTAGAATTCATATCAACTATTTTTTTAGTTAAATTATCAACCTGTTTAGTTAAATCAGTATTAGCTTCATTAGCTAATCTTAACTCAGCTTCTAACTCAGCTATTCTGATTTTTTGATTGCTTTGGTTTACGACCTCGTTTTGTGTCTGAGGTGTTTGAGGTTTTAACAGTTGATTGATTTGTTTCCAATAATTTTTTAATTTCATAATCATGACTAATTTTTTGTATTTCAGAACATTTTTCATATTGTTCGGTGTTAATAAAAGTTTTCATACAGCCGCTTAAAGCGACAGGCCAATCTTCTTGAGTTGAATAGAGTCTAAATACTTCTCCATCTTCTTCTACCATTACATCACAAACCGCTACTTTTTTAATATTTTTAGCTACTCCTCTTTTAATAGCTTCAAGTAAACAATCAGCTAATTCTGTAGACTCACGTTCAGCTAATCTTTGAGTAAAATCATTCATTGATTTAACTTTGATTACTTTCACTTCTTCTTCCTTTCTGATTTAAGTTGAGCTTCTTTTTCTCGTTGTTCAATAGCAAACTTAGCTCCGGCCATAGGTGAGAAACGTTTTTGGTTGTTTTGTTCTCTAGCGATTAGACGCTCTTGTCTTTGTTTTTCTTCTAAAGCATCTGCTTGAGCAATCTGCTCAGCTAATGTTAGTGTTCGAGTTTGAGTTTTATTTTGACGATTAACTCTGTCAAAATTTTTCATTGCTCGATCAAATTCGTCTTGTGCGCATGTTTTAAATCCCATATTCTCTTATAAATATAATATAACAAAAGATTTTAAAAAAACCAACTTTTATAATCGTGAGATGTATTGATTCTCATCGAGATCGTCATCTTCTGCTAACCCTAAACTTTTAAAATGATCTAATTGCCAGCCTTCTAAGTCCCAAGTTGGCTGTTGTTTTTCAGTTGGTGTGTAATCGTCTTCAATAAATTGAATTTGTTTAGCATTAAAAACTTCATCAACATATAAATAATAACAATTATAACAAAGAATTTCTAAATTTTCCAACCTCCAATTACTTTTATTTTTGTCTTTAAAATTAAGTAATAATGGTTGTCTCATATCAGATGCTCTACGTTCATGAAAACCACATCTATAACACTCTGATTTTAGTAAGACTTCATTTAGTAAACGAGACTTTAATTTGTCTACTGTGTATGATTTTCTAGGTATTCTTCCTTCTAATAAATCTATTAAAGCAGGTTCTTTACCTTTTAATGGTAAAAACTTAGGTATACCTTTTCCAAACTGATTAAGATGTTTATCAAATAATGTTTTACCAGTTGTATCATCGTTATACATTTTAGCAAAACGTTTATAATGATTATAACTACAGTTCAAATAACGAGCAGCGGCTCTATTAGAACGAGTAGCGTTCTGAGCCTTAATAATGTCTTGTTTAGTAAATGTTTTAGCTAGTGGCATTTTGTTGGTTAATTAGATTCCACAAGTCTTCAGGTGTATTACATGGTACTACAATACCATCACCATCCATTAATTGATTCTCAGTTCCATCTGGATTTAGTCTACCATAAAGGTAAAAGTCAATTAAATCCATTCCTTGATCTCCAAAATGTAACAACATTAAGTCTTCTATTATTTTATAATAAAGTTCATTGTATGTTGAGTAATCTAATCTTAATTCACTAAATAATTTTTCTTGACGATCTAAAGCGTCACTTAAATTATTAATAATACTAATAAAGATTTCTTTTTTGATTGAAGAATTTGTTCTGGTTTTACGTTTTATTTCAACGTTACCGAACATTTTATTCTTCACTGGATTGAGTTTCTTCTGTGTCATCTGTAACCTGTTTTTCTTTTGGTTTTGTTCCAATTAAATCACTCATTACCCATTGTGATAATGAATCTAATGGAACAATAAAACCTATTGCTGTGAATTTATCTTTTAAGTCCTTGTCACGATCAATAAGAATATCGTATTGGGAGAATTTTTTCTGTAAAAAGGTGGCTAATTGGTTTCCAACATCATTCAAACGAGTACCATCCACTTGAGTACTATCCTTAGGAATAAATTGAATTTTAACGCCAACCTTTGTAGGATTTTTATTTACATCAAACTTTACTGACCAGTCAACACCACCAAATTTAGTTGAGTATCTTACTGGTCCAGTAATGTTTGAAACTTCTAGTATAGTGTTTAATCTAATCATTTATGATAAATATTAACTTTTTTAAAGTAAATTCGATTTTTTTATAATAACTTTGAATTATCAATAGGATTATGTTTAGCGTAATGTCCCCACTTATATTTAAAGTATTCATGGCAATGTCTTTCATATTCTTTAGATGCTGCTTTTTGTTCTTCTGATTTAGCAGTCACAGATACAAAATGATAAAAATTACTATTATACGCTCGTAACATTTTCATATTATTCATCTGACATTTCATAAAAAATTCCCAATCAGCTACAAATCCTGATGGTGATGGATAAGATTCATCAAATCCACCAACTTTAAGAAAATCGTATTTATTTATTAAAATAGGAAATGTGGAACCAGTTTCATCTACTTGATTAGTATATTCTAATTGTCTCTCAAAATCCCAATATTTTTGTAAGTTAAATGTCTTAGGATCTCTACCTAAATCTTTTATAATAAATTGCCTAAACATAGAATTATAAGGCTCTATTTGATTTGGTGAAACTACAGAATTTGGTTGGTATACTTTTTCTAACTCAATATCCCAATCTTTAGGAAACACATTATCATCATTAACAAATAATAATTTATCATATTGGGCGTTATATGCTCCTAAATTATTACCACGACATGTGCCTACATTTTGTTCTAGATTTAAAATACTAATATGTTCATTATGTTTATCTAAAACATCTTCATTTAAATCATAAAAACCATCAACTACAACTATAATTTGATTTTTATTTTGTTGTCCTTTAATAGCAGATTCTAAACATAAATCTAATGCTTCAGGAGCTTTGAATGTTGGAATAATAACAGAAATCATAGTATTTTATAATAACCTCCAATTTGAAATTTTGTTTTAGTATTAATTGAACCATGATCACTTGGTTTGTAATTTGAATATTTCATAACTCTGAAGTCAACACTTATTCTTGCTTTATTAGTTTCATTAATTTTATTACCATGTGTAAGATTACTACCATCCCATTGAATTACTTCTCCATATTTGCAATTCATAGGAGTAAAATCACCTTTATCTTCCTCAGATTCAACCCAAATAGTATTTGTATCAAAAGCATCTGTAAAAGGCAAATAAAAATTATCTTCATCTACTTCAACAGCCCAATTAACATCTCTATACCATTTATCTTTATGGAATTCACCCACAGCAATATTATTAGGATAAGCTACTCTAAATGTTGGAATTGCTTGATACACAATTTGCTCATTATATAATGGTTTAATAACATTTAATATAAATTCATTGTATATACTAATGAATTCATCAGTATGAGCCCAATCATAATATAATTTATGATACTTTGTACTTTGATCTTTTTCTCTACTAAAAACTTCAATATCATCATTTAAAGTTACTAAATCATTTACTCCAAATAATTGTTCTAATTTTTCTTTAAATAAGAAATGTTCTTTATTATAACTAATTTTTTTCATATTATTTCCAGTTTATTGTTGGGCTTAAAAAAGGTAATTCACAGTGTGTTGAATATCCAGGAACAGACGATATTAAATTTGATCCTTGTTTCCATAAGTCTAAAAATTTAGTATGATCATAACCATCATGAGTATGTTCAGGTAAACAATATTTTACATGTGTGTCCCAATGTTTTTGAAATGTTTTCCATTTACCAGAATATGTGTTACAAGTAGATGGTGTTGTACGCCAATGAATTGAATCACTATGTAATAATTTAGACTGTAAATCATTATACATTGGTAAAAAATATTTATCTGGATGATCATATAATGTCACATAATCAACATCAAATGCATTAAATGCTTCTGATAGCATTTGACTCCAACCATCTAAATGGTAGTAATCATCTTCAACTATATAAACAATATCTTCTGGGTTTAAATTTTGATTTTTTATAAAATCTAAACAAAACAAAAAACTATTAGCATCACTTCCTCCTGTAAATTCAGTGATATTATCTTCTGAATCAAATTGAAAATGATGGTTTTCTTTAGTTCCATCTAATAGAATATACAAATCAACATTTGCATTTTTAACAGATCTATAACATTTTTCATATGAAAACCAATCAGGTCTCACATTTTGTTTTCTATTTACAGCTCCATTATAGTGTCTTAAAAAAACTTTTATTTTACTCATGACATATCCATTTATTACTTATTAATGTTTTAATTGGGGATAAATCTTTATCTAATGGTTTTCTTGGGTATAAATGTAATGGAGTTTTTTCTAATTTTAAAGACTCAATTACAAAAAATACAGCTGTTGAAACAGTATGGATTTCATCAGCTTGTTCTAACACCCCACACCAGTCTAATAAAGAAAAACCATCAATGTATTCTTGATGAACTATTTTTAAATTTGTTTGAAGTTTAATATCTATTTTATAATTAAACTCAGGACCAGCAAAATTATTATTAACAAATATAAATTTATCATCTGGTTTAATATTTAAACATTGTTTAAGTTGTTCTTCTTTTGTTTTATTTCTAGTAAAACTTAAAGTTCTCCACATTTCTGGATTAGCTTCTAACAACATATATTTGGCTTCCATACAGTCTTTAGCTTGTGGAATCATATAATGTGAGTGCTGAAATGGAACTTCATTATAACCTTGATAATTGTTAATATTGAATTCTGATTGTTTTATAAATTGCATATTAGGGATTATTATATAGTCTTTAACCCAATAATAATGATCTACAACAGGCCAAATAATATGATCTGCTTCTAAATTAGCAATTAATGGAGATAAAAATAAAATATCTCCTACACCAAATGGTTGATTAATTATTATTTTCATTTAATTTATTATATGTTTCTTTAATTCCTTGTTTTAAACCAACTAAATCAATTTTAAGTACTTCTAAAGGCATTTTACTACCAAAATACGCATAATCATTATTGCCTATTTGTACTGGTACTTTATGAGTATCTAAATCATTAATAACATCAGTGATTTCACTTAACATTAATGTATTTTCATAAGTACAATCTATATTTTTAGGTAAGTGTTTATTTGTTAAGTAATATTTAATTATTTCAATAAAATCTTTCATATAAAACAAATCCATTAAACGATCTTTATGAACTAACATTGGTTCTTTATTAATATAACGTTGAATATTGCTTTTAACAAATCTTGTATCTAATTCATTTTCATCAAATAACCCAAATACTCTTATATTATAAAAATACTCTTCATTTTCTGCTAATTTACTAATAATACTTTTACTCATCCCATATGGATCTGTTGGAAATCGTTTTCCATCTTCAGTCCAAATAGGTGCTATGTTTTGGGTTCTATCAAATTCAGCACCTGAAGCTATGTTTATAAGTTTATTAAAACGATTTTTATTTCTTAATAGATTATAAAACATTTGTAGGTTCTGATGAGTCACATCTGCTCCATCAACTTGTGTTCTTAATCCTCCTACTGTAGCACAATGGATTACTACATCAAACCGTTTGTCTTTAAACCACTCATCTACTTTATTTTGATTTGTTAAATCTACTATATCACGAGTTAATTTAACTGTGTTGTATGGTAATTGTTTACAAATTGTTGAACCAATATAACCATCTGCTCCTGTGACTAATATTTTCATCTTTCAATCATTTTAGATTTTATACTTATTTCATTCATTTCATTTTTAATAGTTTCAAATGACAATAATGGTGACATTTCTTCTAATGGTGGAGAAAAAATACTATCATCATTTGCAACTGCTACTCCTTTTACTTTTGGAATAAAATCTTGTTCAGGATCCATAAATACCTCAATT